TGGTTCGTAAACCATTTATGCTTTGGCAAGACAACCCAACTTATCTTGGGTATGCAAAAGCTGATTGGGCCAGATTATGCAAAGCTTTAGGCTTTGGTAACGAGAACCCACCTAAGAGCGCACACGATCTACACGGTAAAGCATTTATCGTATCGTTAGCCATAGAAGAGGCGGAAGCTGATTCTGACTACGGCGATAGTAATAAGATCGTAGGCTACAAACCTTTGGAAAGAGCGGCAGCTCCTAAAGCTGCTGATCTACCTCCAAGCATGGGTGAGTCAAGTGTTTCTCCTAGTGAATCGTCTGCTCCAAGCAAACCTTCACTATAATTACTACGGCTACGCTAGGAGTCGTTAAGAGCGAAAGCTCAACCTAGCAACTTTATTCAGAGTACAACTTCCAATTGGTCGCTAAGACCGACAAGAAATCATCCATAGACAGTACGGCTACCTTAGAGTGGTCCACGTCCCACCCTGTATTTATAGCCGATAAGGGAACGCAAACCCGAATAGGTCTGCGGTTAAATTTATATATCAACGCGGGTATCTTACCGTTACATGATTTGCATACTTGATCCCACCAGGCGGCTCGTAACAGGTCGCCTTCTTTATAGAACTTACACTCTACTGCAAAGTAGGGCATATCTAGATCGCACTGATCTTTCTGTTGATACTGATCTAGGTTACGTTTGGTTTGGTAATCTATACCCTCTGCTATAAAGAACTCGTTGAGGATCTTGGCTATATCACGTTCAAACGCGGCGCCTTTGTTTCTAGAATTAATCTTGGCCATCTAAATCTAGTGTAACAATATTAGGACTGTTATGAATGGTAGGCTTAGTTCCTTTTAGATACTTCTTATAAGACTCTAGGCTTGCAGACATTTTTATCCAGGCTTTATCCATTTGTTGTTCGGTTATCTTAAACACCTTGCTTGCGTAAGGTAGTTTCTTTTCTTGAGCTACAAATACAAACTCTTTGACTCGGTAGCCCGCAGCTTCCAATCCTCTTCTGTACCAAGCGGCTTGTTGGTCGTAGCCATACTTTAGTACCGACTCAAGAAAAGACTCAGGACTGCAACTGTAGGTGGTCTTGTAATCCACCGCGACAATCTCGAAGTCTTGATGTATTCCTTGCGGACTGCATATAACGTCAGGTCTACACTTACAAAGCACGTCGTCTTCATACCAGTAGAAAGAGGCTTCAGGTATCTTGTTATCACCATTCAAATACATATCGGCTTCAGGAATGATATTAGATGCCATACCTTCTATATCTAGGTAATCTCTTTCATTAATAACCACTAGGCCACGATCCTTAAAGTCTTGCTTTAAGTCTTTGCTGACCTTTGTATAGGGAGATCCAACGATCACCCCTACGTTATCGTTAAAGACTGCATCGCCCTCTACTAACATATAGTGAGCGGCAGTACCAAAGTTCATAGCGGGAGTGGTTTCGGTTTCAACCTCTATCGCGTGGACCTGGCTATCGTTAAATTTACGTACGAAGCTAGAGCTGATTCCCACGTCTGAGTGATACACCTCATTTGGTATCTCACGTATTATTATTGCATCCCCTTTCTCTATAGGGTCATATTCTAGTAATTCAGGTATCTGTTTCATTTTTTTCTCCATTAAAAGGGTACGTCATCGTCCCAATCTTTTTTTCTATACACACGTTTGGTATCGCCTTCTTTCTGTTGCAATTCAAACGCAGCTTGTTTTTTAAACATATCTACGAAAGGTGTGTCTTCTTCATATTCTAACAAAGCAGTCTGCACGATCTTGTCGCAGTTAAGAGGTTCAGGCCAATAGCCCATAAAGTTTTTAAGATCGGTTAGGTTTTCCTGTACCGATTTACGTGGTTCATAAGTTGGTTTCTGTATAGATTCCCAATACTCTTGTATGGGTTTCATATCTGCATCGTCGCCTATAAACGTCAAGTCAAACTCAGTCTTGTCGTAGGGTAGATAAATGTATGTGCCGTCCTTTTTCCTAAAAGGATAGCAACGTAAGGGCTTACCTATTGTCATTCTTTAACGCCTCCTTATAAGCCAATTCAAAGACGTGTGGATAGTGGTGTAGTACATACATCATTACTTCCGTCATTCTATTGATTGATTGAATATCTTCAAACAGTTGATTGATATGGTCTGGTTGGACTTTACCAATCTGTTCTTTTGTATCTTCCGATAGGGTCCTTTCTATTAAGGTGTTTAGTTCACTCATTACTTTCTCCAAAAAGTTAAAGTACAACTATATAAAAAAACTTTACACTTGTAAACTGATATGTTTATACTATAGGTAAATTACTTAGGAGAAAGTGAAATGGCTAAAATTATTATTGATAAACGAACTAAAGAGTGTGCGTTTATTGAAGTAGGAAATTACACAGTATACGTTGACGATTCAACAGAAGAACAAATAATAGAAGTTTCTAAAGACGGTAAAACTTTATACGATTCATTGAAGACAGCAGATGAGTAGTTCATACAAACCAAAAGAATACGTAGGCTATCAAGAGATACTAGATAACGTTAGATCTATAGTTAAGCGTATCGCACCTGGATGGGCGGCCTCATCTATCGTTCAAGAGATAGATAACCTGGAGACTACAATAGATGAAATGTATGCGGGTCGTCAGGATCAAGCAGAAGAGATGATGCGAGATGACTTTGAATAAGTTCTACATCAAGAGCGAACATCATACGGAAGATGTAGCGTACCGATTTAATCCTAACGTGTGGCATGAGGTCACTAATTGGAAGACTTATAAAGTTAAAGTAACGGACATACAAATAGTGTCAGACTTGCCAAAGGACGTTAAAATGTTGATAAGGCGAGAAGTGTTTGAAGACATACTGGCCTCGGAACAATAGGGGAGAATATGAACGACGAAGCAAGGATAGTAGAGATATTACGTCTGTTTGGAGAGTTAGAAGCGATCAATAAGACGTATGTATCTGATTTATTGATACTAAAACAAAGGATTAAAGATGCAGAAGGAAAGGACTGAATACAAATGGGTGGTTGAGTATGGCGAAAGTAAAGGCAAACGCTACAAGAAATATATCAAGGTTGAGAAACCTAAAAGGAAGTCGACAGAGGTAAACATACGATCTCTATAATATAATAGATATGCAGTTGCATCCCTTTCTCCGTAAGAAAGTAAAACAAATGGCTCGAGGTACAGTCAGCAACGAAGTACCTCACCTTAATTAATATGAATGTACTAAGTTTATTTGATGGAATGAGTTGCGGGAGATTGGCTCTTGACCGCTTGGGTATAGAGGTAGACCAATACTACGCAGCTGAGATAGATAAATACGCTATCCAAGTTACGCAAGAGAACTGGCCTGAGACAATACAATTAGGGGACGTAACCCAAATAAAAGGCAAAGACCTACCTAAGATAGACCTAATATTGGCGGGTTCGCCTTGTCAGGGTTTTAGTTTTGCGGGTAAACAGCTTGCTTTTGACGACCCAAGATCTGCTTTATTCTTTGAATTCGTACGCATACTGAAAGAATGTAACCCTAAATACTTCTTATTAGAGAATGTGAAGATGAAGAAAGAGTTCTTAGAGATTATCACGCAACAAGTGGGAGCTGAACCCATACTTATTAATAGCGCCTTAGTTAGCGCGCAGAATCGCCAAAGATACTATTGGACAAACATACCAGGAGTAGAACAACCCGAGAACCGAGGGGTTGTATTGAGGGATATATTAGAGACTGAATGTGTTTCAGATGAGTTTAGATACAGTCAAAAATCAATAGACTATATGAACAGAGGTAACGAGAAGTGGCAACAAGCGGGTAATCGCAGAGCTGACAGATACGAGCAAACTGCTGATAAAGACAAATCGTTTGCAATAACTGCCAATTGGCATAAGGGTGTTCCATACAACTACTTTAAAGAAGAAAAACAAGATAAACCTATCAAAGTTGGTATGAATGTAGAAGAGGTTAAGGTTAGAAAACATGAAGTAGATATACCTAGTCTTCAATATTTACTGCGGGAAATGAAGGTTGAGTCTAAAAAAACTAATAAACAAATAGCAGAAGAAACTAATCAACCTATTACTAAAGTTGAACATTGGTTCAGAACCGACAGTAGTTTTGCAATACCTGGAGATGACGTTTGGTTAAAGTTAAAAGAAGTTCTGGGCATACATACAGAGGTCTTTGACAAGCCGATAATGGAGTTTGAATACAGGGACGGAGTATATGAAACAAAACAAAGGGTTTATAGCGACAAAGGTAAAGCACCTACCTTAACGGCTGGCAATACGGAACAGTACATAGAAACACATAACACACCTAAACAAGTAGGTACGGCTTCAGATATTAACGGTCACGATATATTAAAAAGAGTCTACTCGCCTGACGGTAAAGCACCTACGCTGACTACGAATGGTGGTGGCAACAGAGAACCGAAAGTCTTCGTACAATCTTATAGAGAAGTTAGGACAGAAGAAGCGAAACGCTTACGTAGAGAGAGTAAACAAAAGACGGGTAAAGATCATACACCCTTTCGCGCAAAGGAATTAGTACCTAGAGAAGACGGCAAGGTGGGTCCGGTTACACCTGGACTGAACAACGATCACCTAATCAGTTTACAGAAGTTACCAGATGCAGATAAACCTAATCAAATTAATCCAAGTAAGAAAGCATCTGGCAAACAACCTTATATGCAAGATCGAGTGTTCCACGTTGACGGCAAGTCACACGCTTTGACTAGAGAGTTTGCATCCAGAACAAACGTGGGTACAAATGAATTACCTTTACCTGAAGAAGATATGGGTGAAAGAATTGTAGTAGATGAAGAAAAGAAACAATTGATTATTAAAGAAGCTACGAATAAAGGATTTACTGTTATAGAAGACGGAGATTGTTTTGATATAACTCACTTTGATTCTAAGACCAGAAGGGGTCGTAGTATGAAATATAAGTGCAACGCCTTAACTGCGGGTTCTTACAACTATATGCGGTACGAACATCCTAAAGATGAAAGTTCAGACGTGTATTGGCGCAAACTGACTCCGATAGAATGTGAAAGATTACAAACCGTTCCAGACAATTATACGGCCTCAGTCAGCAATACGCAGAGATATAAGATGCTCGGAAATGGGTGGACAATCGAAGTCGTTGCACACATATTGCAGAATATGAAGACACTTGAAGAAGGTGGAGAGGTAGCAAAAACTAAAGGTCAACAAGGGTTTGAATTCTAAAATTTGCTATACTATTGGTATGTCACACTTAAAAATAGTAGATCTCAATAAATACAAACGCAACCCGAGTCATATAGAAGGAAAAGAACGCCTGGATGCGTTATTCGACAACTTTGTAAGCAGAGGAGCTAAACCGAATATGGTCGCTGAGATGATCTTAGCCTACGGTATATGCGAGGTACTCAACTACGCAGTACGGAACGAAGAGGGCCTTGATTCGATCAGTCGTTTGCTATCGGAAAGCTTTGGTCTAGATATAGAGCGAAATGAGTATTTTGAGCCTGATAATACGGGTTTTGTCAAAAAGGATGATGATGAATGACAAAACTATTGGCTTGAAACCCTCTCACTATAAGGTTTTGGCGTTTTGGCAGTTTTGTCAGGGTATGGGCTATTCTGTAAAAACATGGATACAATTAGTAGAAAATTATAGGGGGGTGTAAGAGAATGTATGACAAAAGGGGGTATATTAAAGAATATATATATAAAAGTACCTTAGAAAACCCTTATCTTATAGGATTTGTTAGAAAAATTAGTTTTGTCAGGTCGGGTGTGACAAAACTCTGACAAAACACATATAATATGACAAAACTAAAAGCAAACATTAGGAAAGAATTAGATCAGGAATTTGTAACATTATTAGAGAGTGAATTTATTGTTAAACTAGCGGAAGCATTTCCAGGAGCAAGAGTAATATGCCTAGAGACACGAACATAAGAAAGACTATCACCGTTGAGCATACGTTAGAGGATACGGATGATATGCCAATAGAGTATCTCAACCACGACGAGAAACAACTGACCAAGAGACAAAGGTTATTAGTCTGGAACGCAGTCAACGATCCACAATTGACGTTTGCAGAAGCGGCTAAGAAAGCAGGCTATAAGAATCCTATTGTTGTCGGAAGACTGATGCGGAAGAATGAAGACAGTCGGTATGCTCACGTTCGTCGGGAGTATGAACGATTGATGTCGGAAGCTAAACAGAAGTTTGAACTGACACATGAGCGTGCAGTAGAAGATCTATATAAGCTTCGGGATGATGCCTGGAGTCGGGGTGCATTTAACGCGGCAATTCAAGCTCAAGGACTCTTGCTCAAAGTAGGGGGACTTATCGTTGATCGTCGGGAAGTGTTGCACGGTAAGATAGATCAGATGAGTCGGGGTGAAGTAGAGAGAAGACTTCAGGACTTGCTCGGGTCTAAGTCGGGAATCACTATCGAAGATAAGTCGGAGACTAAGGCCTTAGAGAGTAAGTAGTCGGGAGTCATTAGGTTTTCTCCTCAAATACTAACTTAGTATTGTTACCAAGTTCACTAGAATAATAAAATTCAAGTTCTTTTAACCCGTTATCGGTTTTGTTGTAAAAAGTTACCTTTTTATCCTCATTACTTCTATTTAACCTTTCTACTATTTCTTGTATCGTCATTAGCTTTTCTCCTTAACAGTTAGATCATATTCAGCTTCAGTAAGATAAGAATAAGACTTTAGAAACTCCTGTTTAGTTAATATCTTGAAGTCTCTCATCTTCTCTTTGTCGGTAATAAATGATGTGTATTCCATTAGCTTTTCTCCTTTAGTTTATTCCTGGCTTCAGCGGATTCAACTATCTTGTTCCACCTGTTGCCCTTCTTACGTCTGCTCACCAATCCATTAGATTCTTCGGGGCAGTTCTCTCTCCATACTTTGTCTAAGTGTTTAAGATTCATTTTTAGTCTCCGTTAAAGGATATTCTTTATTTAATCTAATACATTCTTTCATAGCATCATATAAAGAAGAAAAATCATAATTCTCGCTTCTTTCTATTCCTTCTGATACTTGAAATTTGGTTCTAGTTCCACAAACAGTTATACCTTCACACACACACCACCCATTAGGATAATCTTTTTCAAAGTATGTCTGTTCTTTCTTGTTCCATTTAAATTCACTCACTGTTAGTCTCCATTTCTTTAATTAGTCGGGTTAGATACCACTTAGCTTTATTTAGATCTTCTAAGCCATTCGGGTTCTTTTTACCTTGTCGGACAAGATACTTGATTACGTTGCCCGAACAAAAGTCTAGTTCGTATTCCATTATAAAGTCGGTTACTTCTATTTTTTTGCGGTAATAGGTCGGGTTGATATTATCTTCATCTTTGTATTCGTTTATAAAATCGCTACATTCAAAACAATAAGGTTTATCTAAAACATTACTATTCTCATCTTCAAAACTTAAAGATTCCTGGTCACATTTGGGACATTTATTGCTCATTGTCGGACTCCTGTTTATTGATTAATTGGTCGGCTTCAAGATAAAGTTCGTCGGCTCTATCTGAATGTTCTTTCGGGATAATTACCTGTCTACCTTTGCTCGTAATCGTATATTTGATTATCGTTCCGCAAGATAAGGTAACTGTTTGTTTCTTTGGTCTAGCCATTAGTTTGTCTCCTTAATTTATTGAGTTCTCTTTTGGTCTTTTTAACATTAGATTCACTCATTAGGTGGCTCTCTTGATGAAGTATCCTCTCTAAGTGATATATTCTTTGATTCATTCGGACTCTTTAA